AAAGAAATAATGGAGAAAGAGGTGGGTCGTTATGTCAAAGAATTCGTTGAGAAGCAACGTGCTTTCGGTGAGTTGGGACATCCTGAAGGGCCAACCATCAATCTCGACAAAGTATCACATCTTATCCAATCATTGACTCTAGAAGGGTCAAACTATGTTGGTAAAGCAAAGATTTTAAGTACTCCAAACGGTGAGATTGTAAAAGCTCTTATCAATGATGGTGCAAAATTAGGTGTATCATCTAGAGGTCTAGGTTCACTAGAACAAAAAGGTAATGCACAATATGTTAAAGGCGATTTTCAACTTGCAACTGCAGGTGACATCGTAGCAGACCCTTCTGCTCCTGAAGCATTTGTTGAAGGTATTATGGAAGGGGTTGAGTGGATTATGGGTGCAAATGGGGTCTTAACTGCAATACAGGCAGAAGATTTTCAAAAAACACTAAAATCTGCACGACTAAATAAATTAGAAGAAACTAAGTTAAATCTATGGAAAAGGTTCGTTGAGAGTCTATAACATATAAATAAAATAGAATAGATTAAATATAATCTAAAACAGGAGAAAAAAATGGCAGAGTTAGAAAATAACCTAGAAACTACGGAAGTAGTTGAGACTATGGAAGAAGGTGTTCAACCTGATTCTAAGTCAGAAAAAGGTGATAGTAAACCAGTCAAACAAGGTTCATCAGATGCTGCGACTATTGGTCAAGGCAAAGTTGAAGTCGTCAAACCTGAAGAAAATCCTGTTGACAAAGCAGTAGCATCTATCAAGAAAGCTGAGACTGCACCTTCAAACGAAGGTGATGCTCAGAAGAAAAATGCTGGAAAAGCTGAAAAATCAGAGAAGTTAAAAGAAGATGAGAAAGAGTCTAAAAAAGACGAAGTCAAATCTACTAAGATGGAATCTATTAAAGCTATCGTCAACAACATGAAGGAAATGACTAAGGAAGAAATCTCATCTGTACTGAGAACAGTATCAGAAGAAGAGGTTGACGAAAGTTTGACTAAAGCTGAAACAGCAAGAAAAGTAGTAGAGTCTTTAAAGTCTATGGACGAAGAAGCAGTTGCTAAAGTTCTTGAAGGTTTTAAGAAAGAAGAAGATAAAAAGGAAGTTGAAGAATCTTCAATTGAAGAAGAATTGACTGCAGACCTAGAGTCTTCTCTTGTTGAAATTGAAATAGATGACGACCTATCAGCAATCTCAGAAGCATTAGAACTTTCAGAAGAAAATGCTGAGAAAGCAAAAACAATATTTAAAGCTGCAGTGACTTCAAAAGTTGCAGAAATTAAAGAATCTCTTGATGCTCAGTATCAAGCAGAATTAAAAACCACAGTTGAGACTGTTAAAGCTGACCTTGCGGAAGGCGTTGATAAATACTTAACATATTGTGCAGAAGAGTGGACGAAAGAAAACGAACTTGCAATTGAACGTGGTTTGAGGTCAGAAATGACAGAAAACTTCATCGAAGGTTTGAAAACATTGTTCGTAGAACATTATGTTGACGTTCCTGAAGATAAGTATGATGTTATCGATGAACTCGCAAATCGTCTCGATGAGATGGAATCTAAACTCGACAGTGAGGTCTCTAGAAATATGGACATCGTTGAAGAATTAGAAACTCTTAAGAGAAGTAATGTGATATCAGAAGCGTCGAAAGACTTGACTGATTCACAAAAAGAGAAGTTATCCTCACTTGCAGAAGGTGTTGAGTACAAAACTGAAGAAGATTTCGCTGAGAAAATTTCTGAAGTAAAGAATGCGTACTTCCCTGCTGAAGGTGAAAAGATAACTGAAGAGACTCTAGTTGTTGAAGGTGCTAACGAATTTGAGGTTGAAAAATCTGAAGTTGTGTTAGACCCATCAATGTCTAGATATACTCAAGCAATCAAAAAACTTCAACCATTAGGTTAAGTTTTAATTTAAAGGAAAAATAAAATGTTTTTATCAGAAAACTTACAAGAAAAGTGGGCACCGATTCTAGAACACGCAGATTTACCAAAAATCAGCGACAACTACAAACGTGCGGTCACAGCTGTTATTCTTGAAAACCAAGAAAGAGCTCTTCAAGAGCAAAACTTGCAAGAAGCAGCACCTTTAAATGCTACTGGAACAGGCATATCTAACTGGGATCCGATTTTAATCTCCCTAGTAAGACGTGCTATGCCAAATCTCGTTGCATACGACATTTGCGGAGTTCAACCAATGACTGGCCCAACAGGATTAATCTTTGCTATGAAAGCAAGATATAACGATTATCCTTCAGGAAACAGATTAGCTAAATCAGAAGCAATGGGAATTGACGAAGTTAGAACTGGATACTCTTCAGCTGCTAACCCAACTGCTGCCGGTGTCGGAACTAACGACATCTCAGACCCATTCGATACTTCTTCACCTTCATACGAATCAACAACTGGTTCAGGTATGTCTACAGCTTCAGCTGAAGCTTTAGGTGATGTTGAAGCATCTAACGGTTTTGCACAAATGGGTTTCTCAATTGAGAAAGCCACTGTTACTGCCAAGTCAAGAGCATTAAAAGCAGAATACACACTAGAATTAGCACAAGACCTTAAAGCAATCCACGGTCTTGACGCAGAATCAGAACTTGCAAATATTCTTTCATCAGAAATTCTTGCAGAGATTAACCGTGAAGTTGTCAGAAATGTCAACATCCAAGCTAAAGTAGGTGCGGAAGCAACTGCTGTTGCTGGAACATTCAACTTAGATGTTGATGCAAACGGAAGATGGTCTGTTGAGAAATTCAAAGGATTATTGTTCCAAATCGAAAGAGAGTCAAACAAAATTGCTAAAGAAACAAGAAGAGGAAAAGGTAACTTTATCTTATGTTCTTCAGATGTTGCTTCAGCACTTTCAATGGCAGGTGTATTAGATTACGCTCCTGCTCTTTCAACTAACCTAAACGTAGACGACACTGGCAATACATTTGCTGGTATTCTAAACGGAAGAGTTAAAGTATATGTCGACCCTTATGCAGGTGTTGATTACTTAACTGTAGGTTATAGAGGTTCAAACCCTTACGATGCTGGTATGTTCTATTGCCCATACGTTCCATTACAAATGGTTCGTGCAGTTGGAGAAAATACTTTCCAACCGAAAATCGGCTTTAAAACAAGATACGGAATGGTTTCAAATCCATTTGTTGGAGCTACTCCAGCAGACGGAATGGCATCAGCCGGA